TGTATAGTTGGAAAACAGTCCTCATCACAATCGGTGTATTTGTAGGACTTAAAATTTGGTCTCCATATCTTGTAGAAAATATCAAGTGGTCATACTTTGATGTTCTTCATCAGAGTCAGGAAATAGTTCAGGTAGATGACATTGTCTTGGTAGACATAGACGAGAAGTCACTTGAAGTGTTTGGACAGTATCCTATCAAACGTAGTATCTATAGGGATATCCTGCTTGACACTCATTACACTAACACACATGTTTTCACTCAACTCTTCAATCAACCTGATAGAAATTCAGGAGAAGACGAAATCTTTGCAGAAGGATTAATCAACAGATTAACAATTTTATCCTCTGCACCTACCATTCAAAAAGACACTGGTTCTGCACCCTTCGTAGGAAACTCTACATTTGGGGGTGGAAAGGCAACAGACCATCTATGGAACTTCTCAGGAATTTCAAGTCCTATCAGGATACTTCAGGACAATACTTACGGAGTTGGGGTCACTGTTGCAACACCTAGTGTTAGTGGAACATCAAACTTTGATGGGACAACTAGGTCTATCCCTTTAATCGTCACTGCAAACGAACAGGTATATCCGTCTCTTGCACTAGAAACACTTCGTGCATTAAAAGACCAACCTTCATACCAAACTAAAATTACAGAAGTCGGAGTAGAGTGGGTAAGAATGGGTAGAGACAAACCAATCACCACCACTGCAACGAGTGATGTTATGGTGACCTATTGGAATGAGTTCCAACGGGTTTCTGCAGTAGACCTACCTAATCTAAATCTTACTAATAAAATTCTGATATGGGGTTTGACTGCAGAGGGATTGAATAATCCAGTTTCAACTCCAGTGGGTGTATTGTATCCTCACGAAGTACAAGCGAACCATATCCAAACCGTCTTGTCAGGAGTTCAAATACAACAATCCTACTATCTTGAATTACTTGAGATTGTTCTTCTTTCGATAGTTCTAGTATTGATACTTCTGATGGTTTACAAGCTTCCCACAATTCTTTCGGGGATAATGAGTCTAACACTTGTAGGACTTCAGGTGGGTGGGAGTTATTATATTTGGACTTCAAGTCTCGTTCTTTTCGATACCTTCTTTTCATCAATTGCCTCCTTAATTGTTTTTGGTCATGCCTCTTTCAATCAATACTATACAACCTACAAACTCAAAGAAGAAATTAAGAAGCAGTTCCAAAAGTATTTATCTCCCGACATGGTTGACCAACTTGCAGAGAATCCCGATTTACTTAAACTAGGTGGAGATAGAAAGGAACTTACATTCATGTTTATGGACATATGTGGATTCACCCCCATATCAGAACACTACATGAAACAAGATGACCCCGAAGGATTAGTAGAACTTATCAACAAATTTCTTGACATGCAAACAAAGATAATACTAAATAATAATGGAACAATCGACAAATACATGGGTGATTGTATTATGAGTTTTTGGAATGCACCCTTAGATTGTCCCGACCACGCCGAGATGGCAGTCAAGTCTGCAGAAGAAATATTAATCGCAACCAAGGAACTCAATGAAGAACTTAAACCACTCGGTCTTCCACCCATTAACGTGGGTATTGGGATTAATACTGGTGAGTGTATCGTTGGAAACATGGGGTCAGAACTTAGATTTGACTATTCCGTCATTGGAGATGCCGTCAACCTTGGTGCTAGACTCGAAGGACAAACAAGAAATTATGATGGGGTTGACGTGTTGTTGGGACACCAAACTTATCTCCAGTGTCCAAACCGAACATTCACAAAAGTTGATTCAATCACAGTTAAAGGAAAGACAGAACCAGTCGTGGTTTACACTATCTGAAGAACCTAGTAGGCTTCAGTGGACTACATTCTACACTCTACAATTGTTAGATATCTATTCTACATATCGTGGACTTCAATACGATTGTGTAAAAGAACTAAATCCGATTGTAGGAGAGTCCCCCTCAGTAGGTAGAATGTTCTTTGTTAAGACTGCAATTCTTACTCCTGCTCTAGAAATGGATAGGAGAGAAGGTAATTTAACTGTAGAAGTCTTTAACGAAATGAACTTTCTTATGTCCATAGTAGTTGCAAATAACATTGACCAAATAGGTGATGCAAAAAAATATTGCAAAAAAAGATAAAAACCCCTTGAAATTTCAGAAAAAGTCCTTATAATAGTAGTATGGTGTTATAAATACCATTGTTAGAGAACTTCAAAAGAGCTCGGATTTGGAACTAGGATTGGGCAACGCCGACATCTAGTGACCCCATTTCTTCAAAAGAGCTCGGTTCTCTACACCTAATGCCCAATAGGGGTTAGGTAATAATATAAACTTGCTTAATAAAGGAGAAAACTATGACTATCTATGATGATGTCTTCGGGAAATCATTCCCATTCGCAATCGGGTTCGACAGAACTCTACAACTATTAGAACGTGCAGATACACATTCTAGTTCAAACTATCCACCTTACAACATTGTAAAAATCGATGAGGAAAATTTCCAAATTGAAATGGCAGTGGCTGGGTTCGATAAGAAAGAGGTTTCTATCTCTAAAGAGAAAGAGAAACTAATTATCGAGGGAGAACAAGATACTGAATCAAAAGAGTATGTCCACCAAGGACTTGCTTCTCGTTCATTCAAAAGGTCATTCACACTTGCAGACGATATAATCGTTAAGGGTGCAGATATGAAGAATGGTATTTTGATTGTTAGTTTAGAGAGAATTGTGCCTGAGGAAGACAAACCTCAAGAAATCAAAATTTCTTAAAAAAACCCCTTACAGATACACCTGTTATGAGTTATAATGGGTGTATCTTTATATAAAGGAGATTATTATGATAAATGTAGGAGATACACTTCCGAGTGTTAACTTACCAGTGAGAGTTGAAGGGGAGTTTAAAACATTAAACACAACTGAACAATTCGCAGGGAAAAGAGTAGTGATATTTGCACTGCCTGGAGCATTCACACCAACATGTTCAACTTACCAATTACCTGGCTTTGACGAGAAATTTTCAGAGTTTAATGAGAAAGGTGTAGAACAAGTTTACTGTTTATCAGTAAATGATACATTCGTAATGAATGCATGGTTTGAATCCCAAAATATTCAGAATGTTTATCCGTTGCCTGATGGTAATGGTGAGTTTACTGAATTACTTGGTGCTTCAGTAGCAAAGGCAAATTTAGGATTTGGAATAAGGTCTTGGAGATATGCAATCGTTGTAAACGATAATGTTGTTGAAAAGGTCTTTACAGAAGAAGGACAATCTGATAATATAGATTCAGACCCTTATGAAGTATCAACGCCAGAAAATGTCCTCGCAAACATCTAAACTCTATTCGGTTCTTAAAGAACACTCAAATGAAGTAGGATTGCCTATAATGGATAATCCTACTTTTGAGTCTATTACTAACGAATATGGCAAAGAACATTTTCGTGAAGTCTTATCAGAATACATTGCAACTGAAAGACCTCCATTCCCATTTAAAGATATATCAAAAGAAAAAATGAGAAAAACATTTCTCGCACTTAGGGATTCAGACCCATATAAAAGTATGACTGCAAAGAAAGACTTGCAGAAAGAAGTGTTAGAAAAATATGACGATTACAAATACAATTTTCAAGAATACGGATTAGGTTTTATAGATGCACCTTCTGTATATAATGATGCATCTAATTACTTTCACCAAGACTTAAGACTTGCATGTGGAAGTTATGGTTTTAAATCACCAGTAGAAGTTTGGACTGAAGGAACTGCAAAACAAATATGGAGTTGTTTCGGGCCTATGTGGAGAGGAATCAATGGTGTAAAGAAAGTAGAGATAGAAGGCAAAGAAGAACTAAGAGGTGGACAACTTAATGAAAAAAGTTATATCTCTGCATTCAGATTAGGAACCTATATTGCAACTCAATTCAAACCCAATGTTGCAAGAACAATCTATTCAATGACTAATGCAAATACAGTTTTAGATACTTCATGTGGTTGGGGAGATAGACTATGTGGTTTTTATACATCTAATGCAAATCATTATGTTGGTTGTGACCCGAACCCAAACACATTTGAAAGATATAAAAAACAATGTATAGAATATGAAAAGATTCTTACAGGAAAAACCCCCAATGTATTAGAACAAGACGATTACTTTTCTTGCATAGGTTCAAAAAAAGTTGAGATATATAGATGTGGTGCAGAAGATTTACCATATGATAAATTACCACCTATAGATTGCTCATTTACTTCACCCCCATACTTTTCAACAGAACGATATAATGAAGGTGGAGAACATTCAGAAGACCAATCATGGTCAAAGTTTAATGAGTATGACCAATGGAGAGATGATTTCTATTTACCAGTATCGCAAAAATCATTCGATGCACTTAGTGATAAAGGTGTAGTGTTAGTTAACATACTAGACCCTAAGATACATGGAACTAGATACAGGTCGGGAGACGAACTTTGTGATATGTTAAGAAATAATTTCTTAGGTCAATTGGGTATGAGAATCATGCAAAGACCACAAGGTAAGGCAGTATTCAAAGACGAAGATGGAAACTTTGATAAAGAGGCCATGGACGAATTTATGAACAAACTTTACATGGAAAATGTTTGGTGTTTTAGTAAAGACACTTCAATAGATTTATTCGAGAGTGTAAAGGTAAGTACACTTGAGAGTTTCTTTTGAAAAAGTTAGATATCCATTTATCCACTCAACTTACAAATCCTATAAAAGATTGGTGTGAAAACAATACAGACTTTGCACCAGTAGTGACCAAGTTTAATAAACAAGGACAATGGACTGCAATATCTCTCAAAGGATATAGTAGTGACCCAAACCAAATAGGAAAAGGTGGTGTATTAGGGACAACAGGCGTAGACGAATTACAAACTACACCCTTATATGACCTACTAAATATAGGTAAGATATTAGAACATATTCCTGCAGATACTGAAAGGGTCAGACTCATGAAGTTAAAAGCAGGAACTAAGATATCTAAACACACTGATAAAGTGGATAAGGATATTAAAAGTGGTAAGGTGGTAAGACTACACATACCCATAATTACAAATGAAGATATAACTATGAAGACATGGTTGACTGAAGGATTGGTCGACTTTAAGATGTCAGAAGGTGAATGTTGGTGGTTAGATGTTTCAAGACCACATGCAGTAGAAAATAACTCTGATATAGATAGAGTACACTTAGTTATTGATGTATATAATAATGAAAACATAAATGTATAAAGTACAAGAATCAGATTTCGATACCATTTGGGATATATTTCAAGGTGCAAAAGAGTGGTTTCCTCATGTAAGAAAATCACATTGTAGGGTAAGAATATCTAGAAGTCAAATGATTCTAGAAGACGGTGTTCTTATCACATATCATAAAAATAAATCAAATAGAAAAATAGGATTTGACACTGATGTAAAAGTAGAAGGTGGCTGTCATATTTTACATCAAATAGTAAATTCAAAAATTGGTAATGGAAGTGCAGAGAAAGTTATAAAAAGATTCTTTGACTATGTAGATACTAATGTGTATCTTACAGTTCGTGCAGACAACATTCCTGCAAATAAGTTCTATAAAAGAATTGGAATGGAAAATGTTGGATACATAAACTGGTCTAATGGTGAAATGAAAGGAAAGGTTTGGAAACATGCTGTTCGGTAGTTTATATAGAGTTGTAGAGAACCCTAATGAAGATGATGCAGGGATTGAAATCTTAGAGGGTGAATATAAAGGATTGGTATACCAATACGGAAAGGTTCAGTTTGTTGAGGGTAAGAATCATTTAAACTTTCAGAGAACGATTAGGAGACTTCCCGAGAAAGGTGGGAGTGTTGAAGAACTAAATAATAACGAAGATTTACAAGATGTTATGGGTGATATATTAGTTGAACTCATAGATGAACAAAGGAAAAAAGAGAATGAACAGAGAGATATTAAAGGAACAGATTAAGAGACACGAGGGAGAAGTCCTTGAAGTGTACGAAGATTCACTAGGATATTTAACACTCGGTGTTGGACATCTAATTAAAGAAGGTGATGCAGAACACGGACAACCTGCAGGAACACCAGTCAGTCAAGAAGTGGTAGATGCATACTATGAGTCAGACTTTGACAAACACGTTGAAGAATGTATCCATGTATTTGAGTCAAAAGGTGGAGAAGATTTCTATGCACTACCCGAAGACATTCAACACGTTCTAGTCAACATGACATTCAACTTAGGTGGAAGTCGTTTTGGTAAGTTCAACAACATGTGGAAAGGTGTTGTATCATGTGACTGGGAAAAGGTTGCAGTAGAAATGGAAGATTCAAGATGGTTCAAACAGGTTGGAAGACGTTCAGTAGAACTACAGGAACTTGTTAGAAATGTTAAATAAAGAAATCCGTGCAGTCAAACTAATCGGTGGAGAAATCATATTAGGGTTCTGTACTGAAAAAAAGTTAGGTGGTAAACTTCTCATAGAAGAAGCACAAGAGTGTTTAGTTCAAATCATTGACGGTAAAATGGAAGTAGAACTTGCACCATGGCTACCATTTGCAATGGAATATAACTTTGAAGTTAGTAAGAGTTCAATCATAACGGTTTTCAAAGTAAGACCCAACTTAGAAATTAACTATAAGAAAAATACAGGTAATAAGTAATGGGAAGAGAAACACTATTAAAAGCACTAATGAGTCAATACCAAGGTGAAATGGATATCGCAATGGCGAACATTCATGTTTATCAAAATAATCCTGTAGGTATTGGTGAACACCCCGATGTCGCAGAAGCACTAGATACTCAAATCGAAAGATACGCAAACGCAAAAGAAAAATATGACGCAGTTGGTGACATATTAGGTATCCAAAATGACGGTAAAACCACATTGACAGAATAGTCCAATTGTAGTATAATTACTACATGGATTTCTATACAAATGTCTGCCGAACCCGTGACAAAATTCTAATCACTGGGTATCAAGGAAACAAAAAACAAAAACTATCGGTCTCATACAGACCAAAACATTTCGTACCTTCAAAGAAAGGTGACACTGCACATAGGTCATTAGACGGAAGACCACTTGAAGTTGTTGAACTCAACTCAATGGGTGGTGCAAGAAAGTTTAGAGAACAGTATGCAGGAACCCAAGGGTTTGAGATTCATGGATATGACCGATATATCTATACCTATATTGCAGATAAGTGGCCAACAGAAGTTGAATGGGACTACAACAAAGTTAAAATTGCAACACTTGACATTGAGTGTGAATCAGAAAACGGATTTCCCGAACCTTCCCTTGCACAAGAAAAGGTAAATGCAATAACAGTAAAACCATTTAGACACAATTCACACACATTTGGTATTGGTCGTTGGGACGAGTGTCCTAGTAATGTTGTTTACTATGAATGTAAAGACGAGGCACACTTACTAGAAGAGTTTATAAAACACTGGAGAAAGGCCTCTTACGATATCATTACAGGTTGGAATGTAGATTCATTTGATATCACTTATCTCTGTAATCGTATTGATAGATTATTTGGAGAAGACCAACACAAAAGATTATCTCCATGGAACATGTCTGATGTCAGAGAATACACTACACAAGGATATCAAAAGAATCAGCAGTACACTTTATATGGAATCAATGTTATTGATTATATGGCAATGTACAAACAGAGAACCTTTGTCAATCAAGAATCGTATTCACTAAATCATATTTCACATGTTGAATTGGGTTCTGCAAAGTTAGACTATTCAGAACATGGTTCATTGCATGGATTGTATAAGAATGATTACTCTAAGTATCTTGCATATAATGTACAGGACGTTGTTCTCGTAGAAGAACTAGAGGAGAAACTTGGACTTATGGAATTGACCATGACCATGGCTTACGATGCAAAGTGTAATTACTCTGATACCTTTGGAATGGTAAAATATTGGGAAACTATTATCTACAACTTCCTTAAGAAACAAAACATTCAAACTCCACCACAAAGACTTAAACAACAGACTAAAACACATTCTATTGTTGGTGCATATGTAAAGGAACCTCTCGTAGGTAAACATGATTGGGTTATGTCATTTGACTTGAACTCACTTTATCCACATTTAATTATGCAGTTTAATATCTCACCCGAGACAATGATTAAAGGTGGTGCAAGAATGGACGTTGACATTCAAAAAATGTTAGACGGAGAGTCAGAGTTATCTTCATTGAAAAAGACTAACAGAACAGTTGCACCTAATGGAGTAATGTTTAGTAGAGATAAACAAGGATTCCTTCCTGAACTTATGGAAACATTCTATGACGAACGTAAGATGTGGAAGAAGAAGATGATTGCATATCAACAAGAGAAAGAAGTTTGTAAAGAACCTAAACGAAAGAAAGAATTAGAGAGTCTTATCAAACGTGCATACAACAATCAACAGGTTAGAAAGATTGCACTTAACTCTGCATATGGGGCTCTTGCAAATCAATACTTTGCATTCTTTGACCCTAACCTTGCAGAAGGTATTACTATGTCAGGTCAGTATGTCATTAAGACTGCAGAGAAAACAATCAACACATGGATGAATAAAGTTCTTAAAACAGAAGACGAAGATTATGTGATTGCAATGGATACAGATTCAGTTTACATAACTTTTGATAAACTAGTGTCACAAGTGTTTCCCGAAGACACCGACAAAGACAAAATTATTAATTTCCTTGACACTATCGGAAGAGATAAAGTTGAGAATGTTTTATCAAAAGGGTATGACGAACTTGCAGAATACACTAATGCATTCCAACAGAAGATGGAAATGGGTCGTGAAGTAATTGCAGACAGAGGTATTTGGACTGCAAAGAAAAGATACATTCTAAATGTATTTGACTCTGAAGGTGTAAGATATGAAACACCTAAACTTAAAATGATGGGTATTGAGACTGCAAAATCTAGTACACCACAATGGGTCAGACAGAAACTTACGGACGCATTCAAAGTTGTTATGAATGGAACTGAACAAGAACTATGGGAGTTCGTAGAGACTGCACGAAAGGATTTTAGAAACCTTCCAGTAGAACAAATGTCTTCACCAAGAGGTTGTAATAATCTTGAACAGTATTCAGACCCAAACCATATATACAGTAAAGGAACACCCATACACGTCAGAGGTGCTTTACTTTATAATCACCAACTTAAGAAACTAAACATAGATAAACGATATGAGAATATCCGAAGTGGAAACAAGATTCTCTTTACCTATCTTAAATTACCTAACAAGTTAAATGAGAACGTGATATCTTACTCAAATGTCTTACCAAGGGAATTAGAATTGCAGAACTATATTGATTACGACAAACAATTTGATAAATCATTTATAGAACCATTGACTGCAGTTATCAGTAAGATTGGTTGGAATACCGAACCAGTTGCAAGTCTAGATTCATTCTTCTAAATAAGAGTATGAAAGCATTTGTTATTACAGTTGACCACCCAAAATCTCATGAATGTGCAGATAGATGTATAGAGTCTTGTGCAAAACAAGGTATACATGTAGAGAAGTTTAATGCAATAACTCCTAAAGATAATCCTAGAGAAATAATAAGAAACATTACAGGTAATACTAAAATGAACTTTCGCAACGAACCATTTCCTGAGAGAGTTGCGGCCTGTTTTGCTTCTCAACTTATACTATGGGATAAGTGTTCAAAAGATACTGAACCTTATCTTATATTAGAACATGACGCAGTATTGGAATTACCCTTTCCACACGACTTAGAGTTTGATAGGTGTATTACACTTGGTAGACCTAGTTGGGGAACTTTTTTAGATTCACCACAAACTCTATCAAAAAAATATAGTGAAGGTGTTAATAAATTGAAAACTCATTGTTTTATTGGTAATCATGCAGTTTTAATGAACCCCAAAGGTGCAAAAGAAATTTTAGAAGTAGCAGGGAAACGATTAATAGAACCTGCAGATACATTTTTGTGTCAATATTATTTTAAATTTCTAGAAGAATACTTTCCATGGCCTTTTGTAGTTAGAGAAACATTTTCTATGATTCAAGGAGACGCAGTTGGAGATGGTAAATTAAATACACTTCATGTAAAAAACAACGTAGACTTATGGACATATGAGGTAATAGACCCCGATGAAAACATTCATAATAACGATTAAAGGACACCCTTTATCAGAAAAAGAATCTAGAGAGTGTATAGAATCTGCAAAAAGATTCTATAAACATGACATAGAAGTCTTTGACGCAATCACACCTAAAGGTGGATATCAACATATTCTAGGTGACAGACAAAACATATTTGATAAGTATCCTAGACCCGATAGAGTTGCGGCCTGTTTTGCATCACACTATCTACTATGGAAGAAGTGTATAGAATTAGATGAACCCATTCTCATACTTGAACATGATGCAGAGTTTATTAGTGAATTTCCCGAGATAGATTTTGATATGTGTTGTACATTTGGAGAACCGACATATTTTCAACCACAATTTATTGATTTTGATGTTCCTAAACTAGATGGATTGAATACACTTACAGATAAGAATTTTTTAGGACACCATGCATATGCAATGAAACCCGAAGCCGCAAAGATATTTGTAGATGAATGTGACACTTCAGTGTTAAGTCCAAACGATTTGTGGATGACAAAGGATAAATATCCATGGTTGCAAGAGTATAGACCCTTTCCAATTATTGCAAAGAAGAGTGCATCTACAGTTCAAGACCAAGTATCTGAAGACATGTATGTGTATATCGACCCTAATGATTTTCATTTTGCAAATGGAACAAAAGACCAACAAAATTTTATTCAAAAGTATTATTCTCGTGCATTACTCGGTCAGGATTATACATTTGACCAAGTAGAAATATAAATACTAATATGATTGAAGTCACCGACAATGCAATACAAAAACTAATTGAAAAGAATGTCAAGTTTATTAGACTTGGTGTCAAGGGTGGTGGTTGTGCTGGGTA